CTTGAACGGAAACTCGACCAAGACAGAGTGCACCAGATTGTCGACAGCGCAGTGCAAATGGAGTGCGAGTTTGTGTCCTCAGCGCTGCCCGTAAGCCTCATCGGCATGAACGCAAAACTTATGTGCCAGTACATCCGATTCTGCGCAGACAGGCTCATTGAAGCCCTTGGATATGACAAAAAATATAAGACAACAAACCCATTTGAATGGATGACTATAATCTCTTTGCAGAATAAAACCAATTTTTTCGAATCTCGTTCGAGCGAATACGCAAAGGCCGGAGTCGGAGTAGAAGATGATGAGGGATTTACCCTAGATGCAGACTTCTAATATAATAAAACAAAACAAAAACGATTTCTTTTTTGTTTTGGACGCGAGATTTAAAGACATGACAACTTCAATCAAAATGAACACTCAACCTCAAACAAAGAAATGGACAGTGCCCCGCACAGGCTACATTTACAAATTTCAGTGCAAAACGCAGAACGGGAAACCGCTAGGTTTGGGATGCATAGAAGCGTCCTGGGACAAATTCATTTACATTGGAAGCACTGTTAATACTAAAAAACGGCGTGATGATCATAAATGTAGGTGCAATACAGAAACTAATAGAGGCCATAGCCGTCTGGTCTACAAGTTGATTCGTGAGAATGGAGGCTTCGACAACTGGGAGATGATAGTAATCGAGAAAAAACGGTGCGAATCGGTTGAAGAACTAAGAAAGTTGGAACAGGCTTGGATCGACAAAGTGGGTCCTGTTCTCAACCAAGGCAAGGCGTGGGTATCTGAAGAGGCAGCGCTGAAAACTAAGCACGCTGGACAAAAACGGTGTTACCAGAACCGCAAAGAGCACTACAAGGGCAAAGCAGCTGATTACTACAAGAACAACAAGGAAAAGGTTTTGAAGAGGATGAAAGAGCGCGCCGCGAACGACGAAGAGTTCAAGAAGAAACGCAAAACCTATACCAAGGAGTGGAGGGAAAAGAAGAAGAAAGACCCCGTTTATATGGCGGCTCAGAAAAAGAAGAAGGAAAAGTATAAGGAAAAGATAGAGTGTGATGTGTGCGGTCGGAAAGTGAGCAGGGGTAACATATCAACTCACAAGAAGACAAGTGTTTGCAAGCCGCCGGAACACCAACCGGAACCAGTGGTCAGCGAAGGAGCCAAAGAGTTGCGAGCGCTTCAAGAGAGATACAAAGAATTGTATGGTAAGATAGCGTCCAACAGATATCGCACAAACAGGGAATGGTTGAAGAAGAGCATTTCCGACTTTGAAAATGTTGGCTCGGTAGATGAACTGGCGAAGCTAAAAAGAAAGAAGAACGCAAGCACAAAAATTGAGTGCACAGTATGCGGCAAGCTTGTCACGAAGGCGAATATGGCAAAGCACCGAAAAGCTTGCAGACCGGCACTGTAATGTGTGTAATGTAGGGTTGGGCATAGAATAAAATTATTTCATTATGTTTGCGACATAATGAAAAGCAGCAATGTTCAAGATTTATTCAAAGATTCGCGGATTTTCTTTTTGTCCATGTTCAAAGCGGCCATTGATTCACGGAATTTTTTTGGATCAACGCCGCTCTTTTTCAAAGTGTCGTCGATTACTTTGTTTTTCACCACGAGGGTGGATCGACCCATCTTTTTGTCTCTCAGTTTATTTCTCAATTTGCGGCGCAGTTCCTCGCGGTCGGTGGTTGCATTATTCTCCATGTTTACTTTATTTAAATGCCGTCCATTTGCTTAAATTGCATAAGTTACATAAGTTACATAAGTTATTGTCCGCGATTATTGTTCGCGACACGGCTTACGCACAACCAGATGACTGTCAAAATAGCTGGTATGAACGGAATTAAGCTATAAAAGTTCACCTTGGGGTTTTCACCCTCAAAAACCACAATCGCCCCTGCCGAAATACCGCCGGCAAGCAATGCGCCAATTATATATTGCGTCAGGCACTTCCGGTAGAGAACGAGGTCGAGGTCGGAGGGTTTATTTTTCCCGTAGTAAAAAGTGACCAAACCGCCGATAAAATAGATGGGGACAAAAATTGCCATGACGTAAAAAAAATTTAATGATTTACTTGAGGCGTTTTCTTCCTTGGTGCCAGGTCTGCCCTTGGTGCCAGGTCTGCACGCCTCCATGGCGCTTTTGCACGATGCAGAAGTTGTATCAGACAGTCTGGTGCAAGTAGCCAAAACTTGCTGTAAAGCAGGCGTGCACGAAGCTGGGTTCGCCCCGCCGCCGGAAGAATTGTCAGTGGTGTCTCCAGGGTTAACGTCCACGTCGTCATCATCATTTTTTGTGTTGCTGCTCATTTATTGAGTGTAAGACTTTATCTTAACTCACATGCGTGCATGGGGCAGCTCGAAGCGAAATCGATTTGTCTCCTCATAACCAATGTAAGCACATAAGTTACATCATGAAGGACCTTCAAACCATGTGCGCTGATGCCTATCTTGATGAGCTGGGAGATCGTCCTGATTTGATACAAGTTATAATAGGAGAAAGAGCAATTGAAAGATTGGAGCATCGCATGAAGAAAAAATTTCGTAAAGAGGCCAAACAAGAAGTGAGGCAAGAATTGGGAGACGATCTGTCAGATCTTGTTCCGGAACTCATTGGCCAGCTGATTGAACTCCACCGGGGAGAGCCCGCCTTGGTCCAGAATTTCTACGACATTTACCCAGGCGTCCCTAAGAAAACATTGGAATGTGCGTGGTCTATTGCCGAAAGGGCGGTTCGTTCCCTTCGCACAGAATTGTTTTTTCCGCCCCATCGTAACTTATAAGCAAGAAGCCAGTAAAAAAAAGACACTACAGAAAATGCAAGAAATTAGTGATAAGTTAGACCTGTTTGTCCCATGGTTGGTCGCAACGGCCACCGAAGCACTCACCGGATTGTATTCCCTTGGAATGAATGCGATGGAATCCCTCCGATGGTTGCAGTTCCGGGGGCCCCGGTCCAATGCCCGGATGGTTGATCGCAAAACGTGCGAAGTTTGCGTCCAACTGCCCGCACGCCAGGTAAAGTTTCGTTTCAAAATTCCAAGAGGACCCCGGACATCGCAACCTCACGGACCCCGGTACCGCGACTTTTTCAACCAAGATGGCACCGCCTTTGTCCGAGTCTTGTCTAAATCTGAAGTGATTGGTCTGCCCAGTAAGTCGGATACGATCCCTCACCCCGGGTCCTCGAGCGGCACTCTGAAATCAACAACGAGCAACATGCGACGATGAAACACGCGCTTACAAACCAAACGCCATCCGCCTCGTGGCTGTCTTGGTTGTCTTCCATCAAAGGAATGTGAGAAATGTAAGGAATTGGCATAATGTGGGTATAATGTAATCAATTTAATTACATTACATACATTACTATTTCGGCGGTTTGAAAACTGTCGAAACACCACCTATTAAACCGTTTGGCCACAACAAAATTTCGCTCAACAAAATATATATGATGGCCACATTCGTGTTCCATGCGGCAAGGAAAAATCCAAACAAGCAACAATATATATCTCCCAGAGAGTTCACCAAGGAATCACCCTTGTACTCCCTGTAACTTTTCCGGTAACGATCAACGATATAATTGGAATTTTCAACCAATTCCCAAACCAATTCCAGAACAAACACCATGAAAAATGCATCCGCCATCTCTGGAACGCCGCGCGCGCGTCCCATCTTTTGCCTTGTCTTGACGAAAAAAAGATACACGAAGTAACCCAGAATGCCGTGGGTCACATGGGTAAAACTCCACGGATCAAAAACCATTTGGCTTGTGCTCGGACCATCAACATTTTTGTCTATTAGTTTGCGGGGGTCTGGCCAGACTCCCCGACGGGGTGACCATGGAAGTTGGAAAGTCCGCGATGGTCTGGCAGCGGACGCCAACAAAATGGACACCACGAATGCCATTGTAAATATTTTCATTAGTTTTACCACTTTCGCTGGTACTTTTTGCTCCATTCCTTTGCTTCACTTTATCATCCACAACACTTATTTTGTCTCAATCCAAGTTGGTTATCAAGGAAGATGTGAGCACCAGTCCGGCCACGCATATCAGAATTGTTTGTTCCGGCGTAAGCTTCAAAAGATCAAAAGTTGTGTCTATCAAAGTCCAGGCGAACACCCAGAAAAACAAATTCAAGAGGAAATTTTTCCAGTCCCGTTTCACATGTTTGTTTAAAACGTGGAATTTAAACTCTAAAGATTAATAAAAAGAAAACATGATGACAATACCATGGACAATGGACGACATAAAACGCGGCATGAATGCAACAGAGGCTGCAAAGGCAAAGTATCAAACGCTCAAAGAGAATTACTGGAAGTCGGCGGGGAATACAATGGACGAGAAGGAAAAAGAAGAGGACGCCGCTGAGATGAAAAGTTTTTTAGAATCTGTGCAGCCAAAAATTATTGATAAATTTCGATTGCCCGACCCAGCAACGACCGTTTCCAAATCTGGCTTTGCAACAAAGCACACAGAGCACAATAAGGAAATAAAGGAATTTCTCGAAAAAAAATTGGAGGAACATTGGGGCACGGAAACGAAAACACCTGAGGAAAAAAAGAGACGGCTGAGGCAACAGATTGATGTTATAATTGGGGAGAAAAATTGGCGTGATTTACTTGATTTCCTGGGATATATGAAATGGGAACTGTTAAGTAAAGAGTCAAAAGATGATGATGGCCAAAAATATCTGTTAAATTCATCGGTTCGAGCACACGAAACCAATCCATATCCCAAAATATTAAGGAGTGCCCAACGGCTGGAGTTCTTTCCCTCGCCGGCTGCGAAAAGAAAACTCAACTTCGACGATGTTATGACTGAGGATGAAATCAAACGACTAACAGCAACACTACCAGCAACAACACCAGCAACAACACCAGCAACACCAGCACCAACAGTAGTAGTAGGAACACCAGCAACAACACCAGCAACAACACCAGCAACAACAGTAGTAGTAGGAACACCAGCACCACCAGCACCAGCAGCAGCGACGGCAGCACCAGCAGCAGCACCAGCAGCAGCACCAGCAGCACCAGCAACACTTGTAGCACGCGTCGCGGCTGGGATAAGGGTGTTTGGAAATCGGGTGTTTGGAGGGCGATCAGTTACCGAACTGTACCCTGTTTCGCGAAATCCAGAAGCAACGGCAGCAGCAGCAGCAGCAGCAGCAGCAGCAGCACGATCACGAGCAGCAGGAACACAAACAGAAGCACAAACAGCAGCAGCAGGAACACAAACAGAAGCACAAACAGCAGCAGCAGGAACACAAACAGAAGCACAAACAGCAGCAGCAGGAACACAAACAGAAGATTCAGCACCACCAGCAGCAGCACCAGCAGCACCAGCACCAGCACCAGCAGCAGCAGTAGGCGGTCAGGCGGAACTGTTGGAAAAAATACAACACGAAATACGACAACTGAGAGAAAAAATCGAGGACCCGCCCCAAACTCTTCTGAAACAGGTTCAAGAGGGGAAAAAAATCGCCGAAGAGTTTGGTGTCTCGATCGGACAACCTTCCTTTGGTGATGTGACAACCGCTGCCAAGGATATAATGAATACGGCTAAGGCTTGTCCGCCGACCGGGGGGCGACCCGGGATTGTGGGAGCCGGCGACGATACCACCATCGCCCACAAACTTGTTGATGTCATGGGCTCTAACAACGCCTACAATGCCATAGTTAAGGCCGGTGCTTCTGGCGGGGTCGGGGGCGCGGCTGGTGCAGTTGGCTTGCAGAGTGCCGTAGCAGCTTCGCCATTGTCGGCAAACCTTCCAGGGAAGACCGAGGATGCAACCAAGTATTTAGCCACCAATATGCTGAGTGCTGCAGTGAAAGGGGAGCGACAGCTGGCCCAAAACGTGTTGGACGAAAGGGATTCAATAAATGCAAGAATCCGGTCGAAAGAACGAGAGCTAGACCAAAAACTGGAGGACTTGTTTCGATATGAATTGGAAGAAACGGTTGCGGTTGAATTGCAACAACTGCAGAAAGACTACCAGGATGCAAATAAAAAAATGAAAGAAGATATGGCAGAAAAAGAAAAAATTCTGATGGAATATGGCAACGAGCTTAAATTGAAAGAAGAAACAACAGCGGTCGAAGCGGAAGCGGCTTTGGAAGCCATTATCAAAACGTATAAGGATGAGTTTGCCACGGCCTTGGAGAAATCAGAAACGGAAATCTACGAGAAGGCATTTGGCGAAGCGGCGGCGAAATTGAGTGAGGCACTGGAGAGGCACAGGGATGCGGTAGAAAAGCAAGATGATGCCTTGCGGAATGATATTCGGGAAGCCTGCACCAAGAGGGAGGAAGAATTGGCGACGGGTGTTTATAATGCAATGTTGGATCCCGAACCGTGTCTGACAGAACTTGAAACTATAGTGTTGGAACACTCGCGGCGAAAGGTGATGGAGGATGTTGATGTGCTGATGTATGTGGAGCCAGACTGCGCCTTGTGCGATGAAGCGAAAGAAATATTTGAAAGAGATGGGGTCCGGTATGTTTCCTTTGATGTGAGTGAATCACCAGAGTTTGCGAGGTTGACAAAAGACCAGGCAAAGCCAATGATTTTTAACGTAGAGGGACGTATGCCGGAATGGGTGGAGTGGTCATCTCTGATGGAGAAAGTGGATGGGTGATGTAATGTGATGTAATGAATTTTGAAAAATTAATTTTTCAAAAACTTGGTTCGTCGTCGTCGGACAAATCGAACAAGCCATCTTCCGATCCAGCTGACGACTTGGATTCCAGTTCGTCAAACGCACAGTCGGCGTGTAGCGTGGAAAAATTCAGAAAATTTTCAATGAGTTTTACGTTGGGTTTAATTTTGTGCCAGAGGTTCCAGGGCGTAGTAAATACGGAAAGCATTTCCATGGCAATGATTTCTAATTTGGGCTTGAGCAAGCGACGGAGAACGTGTATAGGCAATCCGCCGACCCGTGCCGCAATGAATTCCCGTTGTTTCTGCGTGAGAGGTTGGACGTCACGGTCGAAGTGAAGAGTGGCAATGACGGTGGAAAGCAATGCAATAAGCCATACGATTTCTGCTTCCTCCGTGAAGTTAGTGAGTATAACGGAAGGATGGAGGGCGACGGGTGCCAAAAGTGTGAGAAGCAAGGAACCTGATATGAAGGAAATGATTTTGGCGAAAGCTTCAATGGCAGCATGGGGAGGTTTTGATTGTATGTGTTGTATGATTAAAGGTTTGATTTCCGCGATGCGTTTGTCGAAGACGTGGGGCAGTTCATTTTCCTCACGGAGCACCATTTTTGCAAGGGGTGTCCATTCCCTTGAAAACAAACTAGTGGGTTTGGCTTTGATTCTGCAGAATGTTTTGATGATAAGGTGGGACAAGTTGAAAAAAAGGAAAAAAGGAGCCATGATGGTCATGACGAATATAGATTGAATAATTTTTTTATCTGTTTCTCGTGCGTCAAGAACAATGGATTCATCCATGATTTGTTCAATGTCGTGAGGGAGTGGTGGAAGATTGTATGATAGACACAATTGGAGGGCCCACTTGAAATAATTGGTGAACCATTTTTCCGTTCCTGTAATGGTGCCCCCTTGGTTCAAGCAAAGTAAGGTTTTCCTGATTGGTCTGGTTTTTCTAGTTATGCAAAATTCATAAAATTTGCGTGTTTGGGGGTTGCTTTCCAAACGCTGGGAAATTTGTTCCCAGTTCTCATGGTTGAAATCAGCCCCGACTTCACGCAACGTGGATTCTCCACGCTTGGATTTTTCGATTCGTGCAATGGAGGCGCAGGTCGACCATAGGGTCAACGCAGCGATGACGATTGAATTGACTTGGGAAAGGGTTCTTATGGCGGAGGCGTCCGGCCAGGTGTCCAAGCAAATAACGGTTATATATATTACCAGGAACCAAGAACATATCACCCGTGAAAATTCTCCCCACATGATTCTTGAAGCCCCTTGTTTGTGGAAAACCTCGTAGGCCGCCTCGTAATTGGGATTGGCCCTTGTGAAAAGAGGTACACGATCCATGTTGCTTTCTTCTTTGGGCATTTTTACATTGCTTACATTGCTTACATTTCTTACATTGATCACGTTTCCAATTCAGTTTTGATTCCCATGGCATTGAGTTCCTGAATGATGAGTTTCGACGAGTAAGGAAGATTGACCCGTATTGTTTGGTCGGTGTTGCAGCTGGGGCAATATCGTGGATGGGCTGAGAAAGTTTTGCATTGTTGGCAAATTGAAAGCTGGTATTTGTCGCTGCAATCAAAGACGCGTTCCTTCAGGAACCGTGATGTCCCATGGACCAACAAGGACCATGTTTCCATTTCCCCGACACGAAGTCCACCGTTTCGAGATCGTCCTTCTGGGGGTTGCCGTGTTAATGTTGTGACAGCACCTTGCTGCCGGGCATGCAGTTTGTCCGAGACCATGTGTTTTAAACGCTGGTAATATGTGGGTCCCATAAATATTTTCGCTTTCAACGGTTCACCGGTGAAGCCATTATAGAGAGTTTCCGTGCATTCCTCGTGGCCTAGAGCCTTAAGCTTTTGCGCAATTTCTGTTGAAACATCTTTCCGACGGGAAAATTGCGCAAACGGCGTGCAATCTTGAATGTTGCCCTCAACCGATCCAATTTTTCCCAAAGCACATTCAAGCAATTGGTTGATTGTCATGCGAGATGGCATTGCATGGGGATTAATTATTAAATCCGGTACCATTCCTGTGGCGGTGAATGGCATGTCTTCTTGACGGTAAACCATTCCACAGGTGGCCTTTTGGGCGCTTCGGGCAGCAAACTTATCAGCAATTTCCGGAATTCTTTCCTTCCTTATGACAACTTTGACCATTCTGTAACCATCGGGTGTTGTCGATTCCTCGATGCGATCAACAATTCCGTCTTCGCCCTTTTTCAAAACTATGGAACAATCTGCTATTGTTTCGGCGCCCATTTTGTCGGTGTGAATAAACATTTTTCCAATGATGACGGTCCCCTTCTTGACCCGAACACAACCGCCCGTGGGTGTTCGCCGGGCTATTACACCCCGTGCAGATAGTCGCGAATAATCCCAACCGCCCCGACGATGCGCAACGTCTGGGATACCAATCTTGAAATATTGGTAGGTTCCTTCTTTTTTTTCTTCTGCCGTATGAGAACGGTAGGTTGTTGCGCGAAACAATCCCCGCTCTATGGCGCTTTGATTCATTATGACCGAATCTTCTTGGTTCATTCCAGTGTAGCACGCAATGGCGACGATGGCATTGATGCCGCTGGGCATTTCTGAAAATCCCATAATGTCGGCCGCACGCGTAGTAACCAATGGTTTTTGTGGATAATTCAAAACATGAACGCAAGTGTCGGTCCTCCTGTGCAACGACAATGCAAACATCGACATTGCCTGTTTCCCCATCGAAGCTTGATAGGCGTTTCGAGGTGATTGGGCGTGGTCCGGGAAGGGAATAATGGATCCCATCACACCGAGCATAGCGCATGGGTGGATCTCGAGGAAATCGTAGTGTCTACCACTTTCAATTTCACGGGGGAAAAAAGCGATTTCCGCTTCTGCCGCCTCGTTGTTGTCAATCCAACGAATGACTCCCTCATTCTCGAGCTGGTCCCACGACTTTCCGGGGATCACCCCGAGGCCCCCGCCGGGGCCGGGCCGCACGCAAAAGACGGGCCTGAGCAATCGTCCTCCGTCGCTTACAATGTTGACGGCCTGGTCCGTTGAATTCCGAAATATTGAGATCCCTCGGGGAATAAATCCTCGGGTTTGCCGGTCCCTAAACCTTTCCACGAATTTGTCGGGGTCGCGGGTCCTTCCCATCATAATGCCATTGGCCAATACAGGCAACGCCGCCGCGCCGACCCCGGGGGTCAAGAGTCTGTCAATTTCATCTTTGATAAAATAGGTGGGAACATTGATTGATATGGTAGTTAACAAAGCCAGGTTGAGAACGGTCCCGCAAGCTTGGCCCTCGGGCGTCTCAACCGGGCAGATGAACATAATTTGCGATCCATGGATTTGGCGGAGTTTGCTGTTCCTTCCTTCCTTGGCGGAAGGAATTGAAATGCGTCGGAGATGAGATAGCGTGGCCCCGAATGTCAAACGGCTCAAAACTTGGGACACGCCTTGGCGGATGTAGCTGCTTTTTCGGACGCCCCAATTTCCCGTTTGCAAGCAGTGGAGCAAACCCTTCGTGATCAATGCCGTTCGCGTCATGAAAGATAGAGTGTCCGGATGCCGATGCTTTTTCTTCTCCAAAAAGGTGACGATGGAATTGCAGTACCTTTTGTAGAGGGTACGAAACAAATCCAAAAACAAAAGACCGCTTGCTTCAATCCGTTTGTTGGTAAAATTGTCGCGGTCATCCACACAACGCAAACCCAAACGAGTCCGGACGACGCGCCGGAGGAGCTCCCGAACCAACCACACTTTTTGTTCCGGGGTCGCGGATAGAGGGAGGTGGGGAAAAAGTTCGCTCTCGATGACCTGTCGGGCATATTGTCTTTTCTCCGTGTCTTTGACTATGTGGTAGGTGAATTGACCTATGTAATCCAACGCTTCCACATCACTTTCAATGCATTGCGCCATTCGGTTAATGACATTTCGGTAACGCTTTCCTTCACCGCCTGAACCATCTGGCCACGCAACTATTTCTTCAATATCTTCGTTGCTACATCCCATTGCTTTAAAAACTATCGCCGCTGGAATGGGTTCCTTAATATAAGGCAACGTGAATGTTATCGTGCGATCATCTTTGTTGATGCCACAACTGACTAGAACAGAATGGCCCGTTCCCCTGCTCATTGATCTCATTTCAGATTTGAACAAGTATTTGCAACCCCTCTTTTCGGAAAATACTAAAATTTTGTTGTAAACTCCCCTCATTTGGGCTATGACGGCCCTTTCCTTCCCCTTCACGATAAAATATCCACCACGATCATGATGACATTCGCCTGCCGCCACCAATTCCCGCGGTGTCATCCCTGTCAGATGGCAGCGGTTTGAATGAAGCATGATTGGTAGTTGGCAAATCATGACCCGCGAATGATGGACGCTTTCATCCGCAAAATGTTGCCCGCCCGCGAGACTTTTCACCGTTTCATCCACATCAATGAACACCGGCGCGCTGTAGGTGAGGTCTCTCAGTCTACATTCGTTCGGGGTGATCCTATTTAAGTCTCTATTTTCTTCAATCACCGCCGGTGATCCCACGTGGGCATTTGAAAATTTTATCTCATACTCGTAAGTTTCGTGCTGGACTTTGATACAGTTATCATTCTCCACGATTTCAAAAATTCCGTGGTCCACAAAATTATTGAAAGATGTGAGTTGGTGATGCACTAGACCTTTCTTGTCAATCAACCATTCCCTGATCAAATTCCATTGAACGGAATCCAAATTACGTGAGGTGTCTGCCATTTGTTTGTTTCACAATGACCCCGGCCCCAAAATCGATTCTGATTTTACACATTACAATGCATAAAGTAAATAAAGTAAAAGACATGCCACGACAAGGATCACCAGCCGCCCGCGCGGCGCCCATTAAACAACCGCTTTACAATCACCGAAATGGTTGTTATATTGATGTCATCATGATCGCACTTTTTCGCTATCCAACGCCGCTCGTCCAAAAGGTTATGCTCACACCGCCGGAGCCCCGATGCATTCCACCGCGTCGCTGTTCTCCCGACACAACAAAGTCAGCGACGGCCACGCGAAAAATACAGACTGCCGTTCGCAACGTTGGCAAAGCCATATCACAAAACAAAACCACCAATCTCCGGCGCATGAGAAAAGTGATCCGGGATTGTCCCGCATTAAACACGAAAGAACGATTTGACTTGGATGGCATGAATGATTCAAGCGTATTTCTTGATTTTTTGGTCAATATTTTTCCATGCCTCTGTGCCGTCACCGAAAAAAAACAAACCATCAAATGTCCCGATTGCTCCGCGAAGATCTCCTACGTTCCCACACATTCTCCCCTATTTTATCTCTCTTACGGCAGAAACATTAAGCAGTGGAATGGCAAAAAATTGTCCCAACTTGTGAAATCCAAGTTGAACAAAGACTTCAATTCTCTCAAATTTACAAAAGCACCATTGATCATATTTGATTTCACGCGGTTGGATGATGATATGAAATACCGAGATGATGTCACTCTTTACCCAGACGAAACCATGTCTTTTGTGCGAGGCGGGACTAAAAAAAAATTAAGAGCCATTGTGGTTTGGAAACGCGAGCACTACGCTGTTTTTGCTCGTGTTCCTAACCGTGGCTGGTATTACTTCGATGGAAACCACCAGCACCCCATTCGAATTGGGACATGGTCTCGGTTGATGGATTATAATTACGACAACGACACGGAAGTCATTTCGCCCCTACGCAACTCGAAATTATTTGTTTACTGACGTTCCTAATTTACGTAAATTACGTAAACTAATTATCATGCAACAAAAATAAAACTAGCTGTTTTATTTTTCTGGCCGGCTCCAAGATCCCACCACGACACGCATATGTCAAAACATTCGATGGAAGGCGTAATGTATGTAATGTATGTAATGTATGTAATGTATGTAATGTATGTAATGTATGTAATGTATGTAATGTATGTAATGTATGTAATGTAACGTTTAATAAATGGGAAAGAGTCCACCTGAAACGAAAAAACGACGCACGTCAACGAAGCGAAGCCCGAAAAAAAGACGCACGTCAACGAAGCGAAGCCCGAAAAAAAGGCGAGCGGCACAGTCGAGCCCTCGGCGTGGGCAAATTTGCGTTAAATTGAGAAGATCAACAGACAAAAGGAAAAAATTTGACGCCATTATCTTTGGCCGCGACGGTCCCGGGAAGCTGGTGCGTTTTGGGGCCCGAGGCTATTCCGATTACACCAAACACAAAAATCCAGAGCGTAAGGAAAGATATCTGCTAAGACACAAAAAGAACGAAGATTGGACCCTCGGTGGTATTGAGACGGCTGGCTTCTGGGCGCGCTGGATATTGTGGGGCGAACCGACCCTCCAAAAATCCATCAAAATGCTACAAAAAAAATTTCCACGTGTAAAAATTCACTACGGAAAATCAACTTGTGGTAAAATGTAGGCAATGCAGGCAATGTAACATATCGCGCGAATGTTTTGAAATCTTCTTGGCATACAATAAATGTTAACAACAACCAAACCTGAAATCCAAGAACCGCCGGCTTCGGAAGAACCGATCGCACTGAAATCTGCGCCCGTGGGTCCAGCGTTGGAAGGTGGCGCGAAGAGCCGCCGCAAGAGCCGCCGCAAGAGTCCGCGCAAGAGCCGCCGCAAGAGTCCGCGCAAGAGTCGCCGCAAGAGCCGCGGGGCGAGCCGTCGCAAGAGCCGTCGCCGCCGAAGGAGCCGCGGGGGCAAGAGTCCGCGCAAGAGTCGCGGGGCGAGCCGCCGGAAGAGTCACCGCAAGAGTCGCCGCAAGAGTCGCCGCAAGAGTCGCGGGGCGAGCCGCCGCAAGAGCCGCCGCAAGAGGAGCCGCGGAGGGAAATCCTCTAAGAAAAAACGTCGGCTCCGGAGAGCGGATGGTTCAGTCGTGAGGTCCAAACGCAAACGCAAGAGCCCGCGGATGACCCCGAAGCAAAAGGCGCGCATGCGTTTGAGAGTCGTCGGTCATATGTGCCCCCACGGCAAACTCAAGGAGCCTGTCAAAACCAAATCCGGCTACCGCCTTTGCAGCAAAAAACGCGGACGCCCCAAGGGTTCCAAAGATAAGAAGAAAAGGAAATCCCGCAAGAAAAAGTCTTCATCTCCCAAAAAGAAAGCCGTTCGAAGATCTCTCCGTCAAAGGAAGAAGCCCAAACGCTTGATCGAAGAGATGTAAGTAATCTTTCGAAAAGATCTAAACACAAGTTGGTAATATAACAAACTATGGGACGAGGAAAAACACACCACAAACCACATGTCTGGGGTAAACCAGCACCTTATTTAGAATTTCCTGTCGGAAGTAAAGAATATGCAATCTTGAGAGCGCGTGAAAATGAAAATGAAAGAGAAAGAGAATTAGAAAAACGAAGAGAAGTTAACCGGTCCCCTCCTAGGGGACGAGTAATGCAAGGGAGGTGAGCAATGTAAGTTTTCATACCTTTTGGGATGTATGAAAATTAATGCGTCTTGGTCACTGGTCTTCGTTGTCATTGTCTTCGTTGTCAATGTAAGTAATGTAAGTAATGTAAGTAATATAACATAAAGTAAACAATGGACGAAACAAAGGTTGATTCAGATTTATTTAAAAAGTTGAAGGAATTGTTCGTTCCCTCTTCCAATGAAGACAAAGATTGGTCGGCTTCGCGTGTCATAGAGAAAATTCCCCGCTTGATGCAAATAATCGAGGAATCAAATTTAAATTTACGGATGTCGGGCAAAGCCAAAAAAGAAATACTATTATCTTTCCTTCGGGCCTATATCACTGAGCATGAAGATCCTGGAGACGAGACTGCCTTATTTTTTGTCGATACCGTATTGCCTCCCATGATTGATATGGTCAATTCCGTCGACAAAAGGGAAATTGTCATCGCACTGGGCCGGTGTCGCCGGAAGTGCTTTGGATGCTTCGCTGTTTGATTTCAAAAATTTCAAATTTTTGAAACGTTGCCGTCAATGACGGCGACCGGACTTTAATTTACCCTCCTAATGGCGAACATGGCACTCAATTGCGCATAAGGATTCGCTGGTTCCGGACTAGGATTTTCAGACAACACTGTGTTAAATATTGTCCCGTCCGGAAGATGAACGCTGAATTTTAAGTTATCATTGGGTTTGAACTTCACGGTCATGGTTTGGCCGTCCGAGTTGATTTTAATGAACGGTGTTGATCCAGGATTGTTTACGTCATCAATGGCAGCCCGAAATAACATTCTCCGCGAATGGGGGTTGTTGGAATAAATGTTGATTGAATTGCCGCCCGAAGGCGAAGTCACGTTTTCCAATTGGACATATACGTAGGGATAAAATGCAATTCTTCCACCATTGCCTCCCACCACCGGAGCATTTGGCAAAACTAAATTGATTAGCGTGATTTCGTAGCACACCATTTCTTGTTGCGACACCATTGAACCTGAATACAACAGAGGCATTTCGTTGTCGTAGTTTGTTCCTATCATCACGGCAAGTTGGTTCGATGTTGGATCAGACGCCGAATTCAAACTGGGTTGAAGTAAATTTAAAGGGAGAGGCGCCGTGAAAGCCCGTGAAACGACACCTGAATTGATATAAAAATAAGGCGATGGCATTACGCCCAATTGAAGCTCTGCGTTTGCGCCACCCACCCCAAGATTGAGAATGGCGGGAGTACCATCGGGCTGAACGATGGTACATGTAAAATTAGTTCCTGGTGCTCCTGATGTAATCTGCGAAATGTAAGATCCGGCAGGAAAGGTGCCCCCGTTCCCAGCAGAATCCTGATACGAGAGTGCCAATCTTCCAACATCGGCGTCGCTCACAACATAATAAGGAGGATTGCGGGGCCCTGGCTGAAAATACACCTCAAATTCATTAGAGCCTACTACGTAGTCACCTTCACATGGTTCTGGAGCGGCAGAAAAAGTTGCGTCGAATACCGTGTATTGCAAATTTAAAGGTCGGTCAAGAGTTGCTGTCCTCGACGGGCCGTCATAAGAAATAATGGTTCTTATTTCACCGGGCATTCCTGTAGTCTGGGTTGGTCGTAGGACAATATACAACCCATTGTAATAGCCGCTCTCAGCGCTGGCAGTGCCAACAAATGCCGGCCCTGACCGAACGCGCGGGAAAACAATGGTGCGAGACCCGCGGGCGACCGACTCCGTCAATAATCCATTAAAATGGGCATAACGGCGAATTTGCCTGCTTTCGCGCGGGGGAATAATCATGGCAGAGAAAGCATTGGTTCCAACATCGAGAGGTGGATCAACCGTAATTGTTCTGGTAACATAATCGTATGATGTTATGACTCCTTCTATTTCTGTTGTTGGATTTCCAATTATTGGGTCCGATATGATCGCGTCTCCCGCGTCTCCCGTTGAGTCGGCCGCCGGAGCCGTGAGACACAATTTCATTCCCACGTAGGCATCGTTATATAATGCTTGTTCTCCAGTTGGAAACATTACTAAACTAGCCCTGGGAGTCGCGGCATTTGCCTGGAAATTGACCGCAAAAGGTCGAGCTAGGCCTCCATGGAATTCAACATTCGTCACCAACCCTGTTGGCAGAAGAACACCTGCGGGATATACTCCGTTTTGCCCGTCTGAAAATTGGGGAGAAATAAAAATTATGCCTGAAAACACCGCCGGAGGGTTGTCGTTGTATATCACGCCCACCACCCTCGTCGTTGGCATCAGCGGTACTGTTATATCAGGGTTTCCACCTAAGCCAGTGACGGTAAAAACGCCCGTGACGCGGGTCCCCACATTCACCATGCAGTCGTAAAAAGTGAGAGCATCATTGTCGGGTGCCGGACCAGTATCTATGGCATGGCACGCCGTATTATCCGTAACATTTCCAATCTGTGTCAAAGCCAAATTTTTGTAAGCAAGACTTCCGGCCGCGAGTGGCGGCACCCCATCTCGAATCACTTCTCTATACATTTGTGAACCAAAAAACGGTTCAATGAAGTCTCCGATTTTAAGTGATGGCGTTCCGCTGCCCAGCAATCCCGAAGCCTCTTCCCCCACGAAAAAAGTTGTTCTGGAAGGATTCAAAGGATACAATTCAGCAGCGTCTGCCGCTGATGCGGGGTTATTCAAATTGGTATCAACTTGCGTCACAATCAAAAAAGCGAGGTTGGTTGCGGCACCGTCGTCGATCGACACGCAATCCCCCGGGCGATAATCGTCTCCACCTGCCACTAGTGTTACCCCAAGAACGCACCCTGATGGATTGGGCGGCCCAGCGTAAATGGAATCAATCGTTACCGTCAATCCTAATCCACCGCTACGGCCATGGGCAATGGTGGTCCTAACGGTGGCGCCCGCAGTGTAGCCCGCTCCACCACGGTACAGAATGACCTGCGTGGCGGGACCGGTATTCGTGGAATGCCTCGTGGAAGTGAGACCGAGCAATGCATTGTCTCCGGGGGGGTCTATTCGGATGGACAAATTGTCCCCAATTTCCCAACGGTTTATGGGACCGCTGCGTCGACGGGAAAGAACTGTTTCTTGTAGACCGACAGCTGCAGCACCTGCAACGGCGGGTTGGCCGCTAAGATCAAGTGTTACCAAATGGGCATCTCCGTCGTAACTTATTATTTTTCTATATTGCCCTGTGCTTTCATTGACCAAATATTTGTTCGTGTAAGCTTGGTCTGCATCGGACCCAAATTGGACAAAAATCTCCCCGCTTTGGGATGGGATGATCGTATTGGGAGCCGCCGCCGTGTCGGTGATTCCCGGTCGGGTCATGTTCTGGATGAAAAAAGGTACCGTTGAGAAACCATTGACTGGAATTTGCAAGGGTCCGTCCAAAATTATTTTGGCAACCCCGTGACCGATGTATTCGTAACTTAGAATTCTCGCTTTATTATTCAAAACGGCCAACTGGTCTGCGGGTGCAGGTAGCGCAGAATAAGGATTGTATTGGGCAATAATGCAGCCGTTATAGGCGCCGACTTGCTGCAGCAGCCAACAAACCTGGGGCCGGTTGGGGGTGGCGGGCTGCGCGGTAGGCACATACTGTTTAACGTAAAACGATCTGTTGTCACTGGAGGGGTCAAAAAGAAGCACCGTTGCGACGACTGTTTCTCTTTGCCTGCTCAGTTGAGTGGTATCTAGTTGTCCAATATTTTTAACGAGGGAGTTAGCAGCAGCTGTCGGGACAAATCCCACGGTGTCCGCAAACTCATTTAGAACATGTAAGTTCCAAGGGGCAGTCGTTTCGCCTGGAACAATATTTGCCTGAAGGGAAACTGCGTCTGCCATGGCCAGCGGTTTTGTTTGTGCAGCCCTGGCAAATTGGACTTCAAATTCTCCCGGACTGGGATTTTTAATTCTGTCACGATAGGTTGAATCAATCTCAATGTAATTTGTTGGATTCATGTCTCCTTTTTTGTAACGACTTTAATAATTTAAACCAGCACCATAAGTTATGTAAGTTATGTAAGTTTGGAATTTACATAAGCAATGTAAGCAATGTAAGCAATGTAAGCCGTGAAGTTATTGTCCTGACAATTTCCATGGAATATACACCAAAGGCATGATGCTAGCAGCTAGGAAGCCACCAAGATTAAAACCGTTGTTCTTGACGAAAGCCAAATAGACGGCGTATGCCGTGATTATGGAGTACAGAAATGATATGAATCTGGCCATGCTGGAGGGACAAATTTCCTCCAGCGCCTGCCAACATGCTTTACAATCTTGTTTTTCTGCCATTTATTTGTATATATAATTTAAAACATGGTCAAATTGCGCAAACTCTATAAATTTATACCAGGAAATTTTAGCAGGGCCGACAAAAAAATAATCACGTCGACGCTGCATGATCCCCGGGGCTGGACTACACAACAGAACATCCTCTTCCTAATGCGCCGCGGTCAAGAACGATCCGACATTGATTTTGAAATGGCATCGTCCGATGAAATAGGGAGACGGTTTGGGCGCCGTTTCGAAAAGTTCAGCGTGTGCCATCGCGGGCCTCGGAAGTGCCGCATCGTTATTAACGGAGACAATTGGAAAGGGAGCACCGTAACATATAAAAAATATATTATAAATCACGAGATCGGTCACGCTCTTGGTCATGAACACCGCACGATGCCATCACAAGCAACGTCCAGGCCGTGCCATGTCATGGTGGTGCAAACCGCTCGGAGGCTCAATTGTCGCCTGAACCCCTGGCTGCTGTGATTTATTCTACAGTGTCATCGCCCGTTTGATTGCACAGCACGCGGCAATGACAACAACGATGCCTCCGAGGATGGTTACGCACCGGGCACCACCCGGGTGACGAAAATGCTCAACGGTCGCGTGGAGGGGGACTTTTCGGGATCCGCCCCGTGCACTCATGCAGGGCTTGCACTGCACACCTGTTGTTTCCACTGAACCTCGGGTTGAGGCGCCTGGGATGCCAGACCAACTCCCCACGCTCATGAGATTAAAAGGCGGCGTCGCCCCTTCCGGCCATGTTCTGGCCAAACTTCGGAGCCGATTGTTCGGCAGCATTATTTGGTAAGGTTCACCCATTTATTTTACACTATGACATTATTACATTATTTCATTGTTTCATTATTTCATTATTTCATTATTTCATTATTTCACATTTCCAGGAAACCAAACAACGCTGAAAGTTGTTTGTAAGGATTTGCTGGTTCCGGTGGAAAATTTTCTTCTTGGATGGTTTTGAAAATCTCCCCGTTCTGAAGTCTAATTGTAATTCTAAGGGAGTCGGATGGTCGCATCTTAATGGTCAACCTTTGCGAACCTCCCGTCACCCGGATGAATGGAACAAACGCGGGATCATTTATGTCAGTGATGGGGACGCGAAAGGTTGCACGACGGGAATGGGGATTATTAGACCATAAATTTATTTGTCTTGACGACGAGGAATCTGAAACATTTTCAATGTCCACGTAAATGTAGGGATGGAATGCTATTTTTCCGCCTTGTCCGCGTGATCCCAGAATCGGAGCGTTCGGTAGAACTAAATTGACCAAAAACACCATGAAACAACGGGCTTGTTGTTCGCTTGAGGCTGGCACTACCGATGTCATTGACGTGCCACCCTCGTAGGAAACAGAATTCGCAACAGCCTGGCGACCCCAGACAGTATTGGGTCTTCCAAAATGCAACGGCAATGGACTTAGGAATTCCCGTGTTGTGGTTGCTGAATAAATTTCAAATTGGGATCCGCTCAGGCTTCCCAAGAGAATGTCCGCGGCTCCCACCACTCCCCCTAGGGAGAGCAATCTGCCATCGGGACCTGCTAGAATCAAATTCCAATTGTCGTTGGCGCCGGTCGGGGTAGCAGACCGAACATAAGACCCGTCCGGTAGGGCTACATTCGTCAGACTTAGAACACGCCGCCCCACGAGGATTTCGGTTGTTCCCGTCGTAGTCGTGAATGAACCATCGGCAACCGTAGAATTTATAGTGCCCGACAAAGCCGGAAGCGGTGGCAACGTACCGACCATGCCCCTGAAAACTTCGGGGTCCGTTTGCCATGGCAGCGCGGCCCATGGGTAATCAACCCGGGCTGTCCGGGTCTCGGGATCATACTGCGTGATCATGCGCGTTTGGTACCGGCCTTGGTCGTCGCCCAGCGTCACGTAGAGACCCACATACCCCCGGGGCGTCGGGGATGCCCGGCCCCGGAACGGAGGTTGAGATGGCCGCTGTGGAAATTGGATCTCGTAGGTGCCGTGTCGGATGGGCCGCTCCAACTGGCCGGTGTACCACGCGTACCGCAAAATTTGACGTGATTCGCGAGGCGGCAAAAATGTGACCGTGGGGTTGTCAGCCCCAAAGAGGGAAGAATTCAGAGGAGGGTCTACCGTGAATTGTCTCTGTGCCGGATCATACCCTGTTATCCGGCCCTGGGTTATAAATTCGGGATTGCCCGTCTGCACCCACGTCACCCCGCGTCCCACGACTTTAAATCCAAGATATGCATTGGAGTATTGGGGGACGCAACTCAACGCATTTCCCTCCGGAGTCGCGGTGACGAAATCGTCGATCACCATGGTGCTGCCATCGGAAGCTGCAGTCATTTGAACGGAAAAATTCTTGGCTGCCCCACCTTCAATGGAAAATACGACATTATTTGTGGTCGGCAACGGAACTCCTTGGGCATCTACTTGGGATGACAAATGCGCGGTGGCGTTCGCGACTGTAAATCCAACCACCGTGGTATCGTCTGAAAGTTGGAGGGGACTTTCCGGGAGAGTTCTAATTTTATCGCCTACATTTATACCCATACTTTCATCCAGGTTTAATGTTAGAGTGGCAGGCACCCCTGGTGTCTGGGCGACAAAATTTCCAATTCCTCGATTGGAGTACGCATTTCCTCTGCCAATATCAATGAACATTCCTTCCTTCAAGGTACCGCTTTTGAGGCGAAATGAGGAATGCGATGGCCTGAGGAGGTAGTTATTTTCGGCCGTCCGGATGGTTTGCACAAAAATTTGATCATCGACGGCAAGGCCGCCCACAATGGCCGGAACCAAATTTGTGACCGTGTAGGTCGATTGGGTTGCAGGAGGCACGGCCGGAGTTGTTTCAACCACGGTGCCCGTTGACCCCCTTAAAATTATACCGGCGACCAGCACAGCCGGAGTATTTCTATACGGTCCTTGGATAAACATCCCATCGCCAACCGGAACACATCCAGCTTGGGCGGTGAATGTGAAAGTGGTGCTGCCGCCAGCACCGCCACCAACAACAATGCCGGACTCACCCCGCAACCCCCCTCCTTGGGAGTCCCACCCAATAATAGGATAACTTCCGGGTGGAACCAATCTTATAGACAATGCATCGTAGGGCTCCCATGCGTCGATTGGACCTCGGTCGGGTAGGGGCAACGGCGCCCCTCGGGTGTCGACGTCCAAAAGCCGCACCATGCCATCGTAACTTTGGATTCGGCGATATTGGCGACGTGAATCATTGCTTAAAATTCTTCCGACGTAAGCATTATTCGCTTTGGATCCCCGGGGCACAAACAATTCCGATGTCACCGGGGGAACGGTTGTGAGAGTGACAGGACCTGGGGGAGCTGGGGGAGTTGGCCCACCTGTAACGCTTGACACACCGGCTTTTCCCATTGTGTAAATGCTATAAACAGCAGAAGGTTCAGCCCCGGCGGGTGCTAGAAATTCCAAATACGCATCGGTAAGGATTCGTGCTTGTCCGGGACCCGCGGGAGTATATTTCATTATGCGAACGGTATTATTGACACGAAAATTTTGGGAAGCAAACTCATTGGTGGTCCGGTCCTGGAAGCGAGGCTCATATGGACTGTGGGACGATATTAAACATCCCTCGTAATGGCCCGGTTCGAGGGACAAAATATCGTCCGCGGCTTGCTGGATGACCCAATTCCTTCCAGATCCTGAGATAATTCTAACGCGAACTTGCAATACATCTCGGGTAACATTGTCATTGGCCAGGTTCCCCGCCTCCGTTTGCGCCGCGGTTTGTCCCAGAACCTGGTTGGCCGGGCCAATCACCGGAATCCGGAGGTCGTTCAAAGCAAAATTGTTCCAAGAAAATATGGTATTCGGTGGTGGTCGGATACTAGATCCAAGGGCCACGGGATCATCCATTTTGAGAGGATCTTCAGGTATTCCCCGGGTCCAGGGCACCAGAAATTGGCCGGGGTTGGGGTATGATGTTCTATCGCGATAGGATGAGTCGAATTCAAAGTACCTCAATGACATGATGTATTTTACTTTACGAAAGGTATCTTTCTTACATAAGTTACATTGGTCGTGATTCTGACGACGCAATGACGCAATGACGCAATGACGCGATGACACAATGACACAATGACACAATGACGCAATGAAAGTCTAATTAAAGATGATGAAAGAAAGAAGGAAAGAAACCCATGAACAATTCGGATCAATATATTGAACTGTGTTCATCTCACAGAGACAGAGTGACGTATCCCGACGCCTCGGATTTTGAAGTGACATTGGCGGCCGACGGGAGCATGGATCCAATAAATTTCCTGGATGGAATTTCACCGGAGGCCCTTGTCGTCCCAGGAAATCCCACCAAATCCATCCCTGATCCGTGGAACTTATATGTTCTTAATGCTTGGCAGCATCCCTACTTTAACGATGCAACTGATGGACGCGTCAGCGTCCCCGAATGGCAGACCGTCGAACTTCGGGTCCAATTGCTAAACATGAGTTCTGACAAAACCACTTTTTATGTTCAAGGAATCATAGATTCCCGACCATCAAACGACGGCGTAAACCCCCCCATTGTCCAGGAAGCCAATATTTTGATGCAAAGTCCCGGGGCCTACGCGGGCGCCGTAATATCGGAACGAAGTATTTTTTCTACCGACCCCCCGACAAACAATCAATCGACTATTCTCTCCTCATCTTATATTGACCACAACACCATGGTGATTGTTACCGAAATTCCGTTGCTTTCGTTCGAATTGAACACAAATTTTTTCATCCAAACCATCACCCGGCCCACAGTCACTGTCGGCGGTGTGACTACTCCACCCTCGACGGGACAAATTTTTGTGCCCCAAGGCGAGGACCTTACAAATGCCTATGAAGGCTGGTATATTGTCAACGAGACCCGCCAGGATTGGCGCCGGATTGTGGAATATGATGGATATTCCCACCTTGTCACTCTTGACCGGGAAGTGCCCGAATGGATGACATGGGACTCCGTTTCTATTCGGGTGGAACCTCCCGCGGCGGGCGCCGCGGTGGGTCTGGATGACGACAACCAGGACATGCTCCCGTCGCCCTTGAATCCCCCTGGTGGTTCATCTCGAACAATATTTCATTTATCCCATCTTCCCCAGGACGCGACGGGAACTTCGTTGGGGACGGGACCTGATCCCCGTCCCGGTGATTATATTGAAATTCTATTTGGTTCTGCCATATCATTTGGATTTTCCAACCAGACTGCCCTCCTCGGCGCCACTTCTTTCACCCTCCCCCTCGGAGCACAAAGCCAGCTTGTGTCGCTGAATGTGGGAGATGAAATCGTGGGTTTGATCCCTGAAACGGCTGCAAAATTGCAAGGCCGGACCAGAATAACAGCCTACGACAACCTAACAATATCTTTCCAACCCCCTTTACTCGCAGAAGTCGTTGCGACGGACCAATTTGCCATCCAAGGCGGAGGCGCCAAATATTTTTCTCTGTTGGTCGATCCCGCTAACACGAGCCGGGACCAAATTTTGCTAGACGTGGAATCGCGCCCCGCCTTCGACGGTGCCTACCAGGGAATGAAAGTTTTATGGCCCACCGGTTCCAGTACCGCCATGGTGCCTGGATTTTTATCGGTTGATAGAACCAACGCTATAGTGGAGAATGCCGTGGGCCAAGGCTCCGTCAATGATCCTGGAACACGGGCAAGCGTTGTCACCGACTACCGTGCAGCTACTGGAATTTTATCTATCAATCCTCCTCTGCCTGGCGCCCCAGGGGCCAATGCTGCTGCCGGCGATTGTTCCTTGATGGTAGTACCTTTTCGTGAAACCAGAAAAATAACCAAATTTGCCAAATTTACAGGGATTGCCGAAAGTGTGACAGAAACAACATTGGTGCTGCCCGCGAGGTCACAGCCCCCGTACCGTGGGCAAGCAAGCCCGAGGGATGGATATTACAATCAACTCTATGTGTCCATAACAAATTACCAATCCAGCGCTGTCGCCCCTTTCGTGCCCCAATTCCAAACACGGACGATCCAGCGGTATGATGCCTCCACGCGCCAGATCACTTTTTCAGAACCCATTCAGTTGGCCACCCTTCCTCCAAATCCCATTTTTGAAATTAATTGCGGTCAAGTGGACGAACCTTTTTCAGCTCCCATTGCAATCGGCACTATCACGGGATTCCGAGATACAGGGCCGGCCGCCGATGCCAGGCGGCGAGCCCGATACCAGTCCCAAAGCCAAATGATTAGAACGCGTCTGGATAATAATAGTCCTCTCCTTTATTCTGGATCCATGGTTTCGCAGCAATCGGCCGTATGCTATGCCATAAGACTCGTAAGTTTGGTCATACCCAATGCCGCCATTCTAGGAGGCCTTGGCGGAAGAATAGCATTTTATCCATTTTTATATGTTAGACTAATCCACAACATTTCGTCGCCGTCTAGGGGCAATCCCGTGTCTTTTGCTTCAAACAATCCCAATGCCAAGTATGAAACATTTAGAGTTCCGATCGATGACATACCCAATCCTTTTGAATCTAACTTCGTCAAGCTGAATTCAAACTTTCAAACTGTCACTGTGAAATTTAGACCCAATGATGCTCTTCGGGTTTCCCTCCATTTGCCCAATGGTGATCTATTCCGGACCATTTTGCCTGAAAACTTTCCTCCCTCCATACCAAATCCTTTGGCACAAATTTCCTACTGCTTTTCAATCAGAAGAATTGACCAGTAATATACATTACATACATTACATACATTACATACATTACATACATTTTTATATGTATGCAATTGGTTGTTATAACCGCTTTAAATATTATAATTGAAATCAAAATCGATCGAAACCCAGGAAGAGGGAGCATCACCAAAACACTCCATGAGCATCACCATCTCAAAAACTTCTACCATGTCTTCCGCATCTACCGGCGTTCATGCGCTCTACCGATCCGAGGTTCTTAATTTTCTCCGCGTCAACGGTGCACAGCAGTTAATCGAGGCATGGGAAGTGAACGCCGAAAAAATCAAAAAGCACATTGACACCATGACCGTGCCTCAACTCAAACGCAAGCGCAAAAAAGCAGTGGCGGCGAAAAGAAAATCGGGCATCAAAAAACCCCGAACAGCCTATTCGTGGTTCATCCAAGAGCAGCGCCCTCTGGCCAAGGCCCTTTGCATCAAAAGGGCAACGGAGCTCGGTCCTGACTTGAAACCGTGTTCATGCAAAAAGAACGATACTTGCCTTTGCAGCAAGGAGCAGCGCGATGCTTCTCAGTCACCCCAGAACATTATGACGGTTGCGGCGGCCGCGTGGTCGGAGGTTAAGCAAAACCCCGAGGCATTTGCCAAATACAAAGCCATGGCCGACAATGACCGCCTGCGCTGGCAAACGGAAACAACCGAGGCGCAGGCCATGGTTGAGGAGGCCCTGGCGACCCCCAACGACACCGGCAATGCCCCGAAGCCGGGACCCGACACCGCCGGAGCCAAGCCCGCCTTGGCCAAGCCCGCCGCCAATTTCTCGGCCCAAGAAAAGGAAAAGGCCCACCTCATCCTTTCGGACATTGTTAGCCGCGGCGGCCAAATCAACTGTCGCGATGTCGAAAAAGAATTGGAAAAACGGATGGGGTATGAGCGTCGCGCCTTGAAGCCGCACCGCAAATGGCTTGTTGCCACTGTCAAACAACTCATTAACGACGAAAATGAGGAGTCGGATTAAAAACAATGATGGGAGGGTTTGAATTAATTTGGGAGGGTTTGAATTAGTAATCAGGAAATAAAAACATTTCAGGGGAATTTTGTATAAATTATTTTCAATTATTTTCATATCTTTGGAAGACATGAAAATCAAGGTAAATTACGCACTGCGTATGGTGTATGATGATTCGTCGAGGGGTGGAACAAACGGCGTTGAAGTTACAATGACATGCCGGTTCGGTGGCAAACGTTTCCAGGTGTCCAATGAAGCGGTGTTTTCTTGCGATTCCCACGACCGTTCAATGGTTTTGGTTTGTCCATTGGATTCAATAGTTCCTCCGATCAATCCCGACGGAAGCGACGGCGTGGGAGGCACCCATGCAATTGAATATCTGGTCGGTCCCACTAAGGGAGGGTCGAATGGTCGATCGATGAGAAGTTTGGTGTAACCGGTCACGCGCACAATTTGCCTTTTTTGGCCCGCCGCCTCAATTGTTTCCCCGACCAACGAAGATGGGAAGTCGCCTCCGAACGGGGGACTCGTTTGGGTGTTTGCTACAAATACAGTTCCCCCTCGGGGAGGACTCAATACAAATGATTGGAGATTTTGAAAATCCAATTGAAGATCGCCTGGCTCAACGACAAAAAACATGGAGCCTAGGACGCCGCCAGCCCCGTTGAATTGAAAACCAGCGGCGATGAGGTCGGACTGGGCAAATAAGATGCTTCGGCCAACTCTGTAACCAGTGCCTGGAGATAAAACTCTGCATCTGGGTGGATTGGGTGGAGCGGAAATTATTTCGAATGTGGCGCCCGAAGCGCGGGCGCCGGGAGTCTCTGGGACCTCCGCCGTGAGAGTGTTGCTTGGCAAGCCTTCATTTCGGCTGCTAAGTGTCAAAAAGGTCCCGTGTTGTAGTCCTGTACCACTTTCCCCGTTGTAGTCAAAAGTTAAATCGTTCCCATTGACATAAGTTAAAACGGCTCCCTGGCCACTTCCGGACGAAACAATTTCACGACCCACGTCAAATTCCGACAGAGCAGGCGTGAGGCGGTCAATTCCACCTCCACCTGAGTAAAAATTGGCTTCTGTTATGGTGAAAACAACAGAGGCGGCCCACGTGGGAGACGTGACGCCGCCGCTGTAATTGTCGAAAATGTTCAGTGCAGTTTGTTCGCATTGGGCGCCGGTCACCGTGAAAGTTTCCCCGGGTAGATAACCGGTGCCGGGCGTGACAATTGTAGCCACAAAAATGGGTTCATCTACGCTCTGAGTAGTTTTGGGATAGAGGAGTTGAACTGCGACGGTCATGCCTGTGCCTGCGCCGGTGTAGCCAAATTGACCATTTACAATTGGTCCTATATTTACGAGGGGGTTCGAGGAGTCTGCAGTCGCCAGCGTCACACCAGCGGGCGTATTCTGTGCCGGAAGAGATCGCGATGGTTGGTCCAGGCGGAATGAACCAGCGGCTGCCCCGGTCCCCACATATGTGATTTCGTCTGAGGTGGGACAATAAGTTTTTGGCGGAAGAAGAGATCCGTCGGAGGTCGAAGCGGATGCTGTGTAGCATCTTACAAGGGGTGTAATGGCGGCTTCCACCAGGGTTGAACCAGCAGTGGAAGTAATTTTACCTCTATTGTAATGGAGTTGGGGGACCGAACTCACGGTAACAATGGATTGCGCTCGCCCCGCATCACGGGAAAAAATGGTTCGGCTGGAAACTATTCCTGTGTTATATGTTGTCATTGTAATTTCTTTACATTAATATTATTACATTTGCGCGGGCGGACACTTAAAATGGAAAACCCTTGTATCAAATAATGAACACAAATCCCCATGTGACTGCATTAATAATGGTAAAAGACGAAGAAAATACCATTCTAACCACCTTAAATTCCCTTTCCCCTGTTCTAATAAATAGGGTAATTGTTTATGATACGGGTTCAACAGATGGGACCCTACAGCAATGCAGGGAATGGGGGGGGCGCCCCGGCCAGATTCCCTTGCACATTGCCCACGGCCCTTGGATAAATTTCGGCGAATCGCGGAATGGTTCGTTGGAAGCTTGCGAGAAATTCGCTGACTCTGATTGGATTCTGCATTTGGATGCAAACGACCAAACGCGGCTGCGCCCCGGCTCCACGTGGGAAGATGTTAACAAATATTTGCGGGACCCGAGGCGTTTGACAACGGCGCAACTTGTCCAGAGAGATTTGTTGATGCGAGATGACACCATTAAATTTAAATTAGGGCGATTGCACAGACTCCGATGTGGCTGGCGTTTTGAGGGACCGGTCCATGAAGTTCTGGTCCGTGAAGCCGGGGCGCCCGGCAGCGTTGAAAGTTGTCCCTTTTTGGTGCTATACCAAGACAGGGAAAAAGACTTTGAGAAAACGCGCCGGCGCGGCCGTTTTGAATGGGATGCCAAAGTATTGAGGGAAGAAACGAAGAAAAATCCAAACCACCCACGAACTTGGTTTTATTTGGGAACTACCCTTAACCAACTGGGCCGTCATGGCGAAGCACTCGCGGCATTTGAAAAGCGTTGTGAAGTCGGCGACGGTTTTCTTCCCGAAAGTTATTCGGCACGGCTCCATTGCGGCGACATTTGCTACAAGCTTGGACGGGTTGAAGATGCATTGCTGTGGTATCTTAGGGCAACGTCCTTCGCCGAAAAAAATATGAAACCGCGGGCGGAAGGATTATATGCCATGGGACATATATTTGAATCCTTGGGTCTCCCTCAGATGGCGTTTCAATTTATGAGAGCCTCTTGTGATGCTAAGAGGAGTCATGTTGAGGGTTCATTTAACAACAAGTTATATTCCCGGGACAGATGGTCCGCCATGGTCCGGAATGCCCAGGTGATCGGGCACCCATCCCTCCCGAAACTCAAGCAATGGGCAGACCATAACTTACCAAATATGTAATGATGTTATAATGTTATAATGTTATAATGTAATTCTGATTGAAATCGATCGAAATTTAGAATGGACACCATGAAACAAACATCTGCCAAGATCACTGTCGGACATACAATTTTAGTAATTCTTTAAACAAAGAACAAGTATGAGTAGAAATGTCAGAATCACGCTTGAAGATCTGGACAAGGCGGACGCCCGCCATCTGGACAAGGCGTTAAGCATGCGCATGTTCCCCGTCGACCTTCAAGACTTTAAAGTTTCGGATAAGACGCCCCGGCGTTCAACGGTCGAACACTCGGTGCCCCTCTCGGGTACCAGCGGCGCACGGTACTACCAACGACCCTTCACTAAGCCTCCCCGGTATATTCCCTTGAGTAGGCGACCCCACCGCAACCAACAAAAACCCCTTACCTATGAAGAGATAATGGGAACCGTTGAGATTGCACCGGCGCCCCCCGCGCCGCCCCGGGAGGCCCAAACAGAACGCCGCCGGCGCGAATACGAGGAACGGGGACTGGACCAACTAGCCCACAACGAAATTGAACGCATTCGTCACGCCACCGACGAGCGCCGATACCGACAGCGCCAGGCGCAGCTCGAGATTGAAAACGCGGAGCGCCTCGCCGAGGAGGCCCAGGAGCGTCGGAAGGCGGCCCGCAAAGCACAAGCGGAGGCTGAGGTCGAGCACGGATTGGCAAAGGCTTCGCGCGAAGCAGCCGTCGAAATGAGACGATCGCCCGTGGCGCGTCTGGCAAGGGCCCGCAAACGGGGACGCGCCGTGGCTGAAATGGCACCCGATCTTGACCTGGACCGGATTAAGCGTGGACGCCAATGTCTCCCCTCTGGTCCCCCGCCGCCTCTTTCCCTCGGCGTGCGCGCTCTTGACAGCGTTTTGGTGAGGAGCCTCAAGGAACTCGGCCGGAGTCGCGGTTCGCCGTCCCCCGCCGCTGCGCCGGCACCGGCCCGGGCCCAACTTCAGCGGTTGCGTGAGGAAGCGGTTAAACTCGGAATGGTTAGCTTCGAAATATTCCAGGAGGAGGCGCCGGGACGATGGCTTTCTGACCTGGAGAAAATTCAGGTGTTGCGCCGCCGCATTGACAGCGTCCGACGCGAAAAGCAGGAACGTGCCGCGGCAAGCAACCGCAAACTTCGTGACCGAATGCGAGAACGGGCCGGCGTCATGGATCCGGAGGAGCGCCGGCGTTACTTGGAAAATTTGCGTCGACGATCCCTCGTACCGTCGCCTCGGGAAGTGGCTTGTGCGGCCCGGGCCGCAAAGCCGAAGCAGATAATGCGCGTGTTCAAGGCCACCGGTCCAATTCCCAACGATCCAACGGAGTTCAACGTGGGGCAAATTGCGCAAATTCCCTACAAACTCCGGGAAGATGGCACGCCCAGTCGCGACCAACCCGTTGGTGCCGGCCGAATCGTTCGCATCGATGAACGATCATTGAAGCGTGACAAAAAAACACGCCAGAAGACATGGATGGTGAAGTGCCATTATGAAAACTTGAACGGTCAGTTCGTTGATGCCGACAACAAAGTCGTTAAAGCCACCAAGGGGAAGGGCAAGAGCAAAATCCCCAAGAAAAGCATTGTTAGAAAAAGAAAAGTTACGACTTTGCTCCAGGGCCGGATTGAACAAAAAGCCATAGCAGGCGACTTGCCAATCGGCGCGGAAGTTGGAAGCCCCGTCCAGAGCTTGCGGGAGCGAATCGCCCGCCTCAGCGCACGCCAAAAAATCGCCGTTTTCAAGAAACAACTGCGGATTTTGAGGGAAATGCTCCTCAGCACCCCTCGCTACGACGGCGAACTTGATCAGATCGAGAACCAAATCATAGCAGCACAGAAAACATTAGATGAACCTCAACTTCCAGACAGCCTCCGGTTTGACGAACACGTGGTCGCCACGGAACGCGGAGACACCACACCTTTCCGTAAGCGTCGGGTATCTCCTGGCTGGGCGGGTTCCAAAATCAAATCTGGGTTTACCCACCAGTTGCCCGATGCCGCATACATGCCCGCCAATTTGGTGGTGGTGCACCGTCCCCCCGCGATCCCTCGCGAAGAGGTCGCCCAGAAAATGTTGGGTCCGATTGCTGCGTCCCTGGAAAAGTTGAAGAAAAAAGCAATGGAGGGTGGGAAGTAAGCCGGTGTGGGAATGAATAAAATAAGTTGCAATATATTACAATTATTTCATTATTTACATTTGTATTGCCTTAATATAAATGAACAAACTTCGCAAAGCAATAAAAATGATTGATGGCCACATGGAAAAAATGGCAAAAATGATTACGCAGAACGCGGAATACAAGGGCGTGTTGAAATGCATAATGGTGTTGGCCGTTTTGGCCGTTTTGGTCAAAGCCCTATGCAGATCTCGCGTCGGCAAACTTCCGGTGGTGCGATCGGTATGTGGTGCTGGAGACAAAACGGTGGTTTACGTCCGACGCGTTGGCGATTCTGCAGCGGACGCCCTCGCCCACCCGTTGGCTTCTGCGGAAAGAGCCGTAAGACACCCTGTTGATTCCGCACGCGACGTTGCCCGCCGTCTCAACCCATTTGCTTAATTCCAGGTCGTCATATTTTCATATATCCCATGTATGAAAATTACTTACCTTACTTACCTTACTTACCTTCCTTGCCTTCCTTACCTTGCGTAATTAGCTTAAGCTCCAGCACTTCCAATTCTCGAAGCCACATTTTCTCGGCTGTCAAGTTCGACAGACGCGATTTTTCTTTTTCTAGGTCAGCCATGCGGGCCTCTAGCTGGCGAACATTTTCCTCATTCAAGACAGACAGTTTCAAATTCAATAGATGATTGTGAGATCCATTGATTCTGGAAAACTGGTGATCGTCCAAAAACTCTTCGATGGCTCGCTGGGAGGATCGCAAATCCAAATCACCGTCCACCACCAGTTTGACGAAACGGATTTTTTCTCGGTTGGTGGCCACCGTGGCATCAAGCTCGCTAATTCCAGCGAGGCGTCGTTTTTCATAAACCCCGAGCCGAACCCGACAAAAATCGCGCACGATTTCTCGGGTGTCATGGTATTTTTTGATCCTGCCGTCCGAACCAATAAGATACATATTCGTGAAATGTTTCCGCGTCCGCAACTTTAACACCGATCCGAGATCGTCAGGCGGCGACGAAAATTGCAAAGTTATACGAACTTCCTCTGGAGACGAATGGTCAATGTAGTTCCTCAATTTCTTTTTTTCGACCAATTTCTCCAAATATTCCTTGTACTTTTCCGTCCACGTTCCGGGAGGCAATTCAACCACCAAAACGGTTTCCGGGTCAATAATCTCATATCTACCTTCCATTGTGTAGGAATCCTTGGTTCTCTCAATTTTTCCAGTCCACCCTTTATACCACGGAACCAAGGGATCAATCAATATACCCTTTAGATGTTTTCGAATGGACCGAATTAAGTCTTCGGGTTTATGCATTGGGATGAATGTTGAAAATCCTGTCCCAATACCGCAGGCCCCATTCACCAAGACCATGGGAATAATGGGACAAAAATATTCGGGTTCAATTTGGGTGCCGTCGTCCCATTGTTGTGGCACCAACCGACGGTCAGCTTCAGGAAATAACAGGGGTGTGAGGTCATTTAGTTGAGTATAAATATACCGAGCCGATGCCGCATCCCGCCCTCCATGCAGTCGAGAGCCAAACGTCCCGCGAGGCAACAACAACGGAAAATTATTGGACCCCACGAAATCTTGGGCCAACCCAACGATTGCATCTTGGAGGCTATTCTCGCCGTGATGGTAACAGGCATTCTCGGCCACATGACCTGCCAACTGCGCTACTTTCATTTCTTCAAAGTTCCTCAATTTATGGAAAACGCAGTGAAGAATTTTGCGTTGTGATGGTTTCAAACCATCCACGGCGCTGGGAATGGAACGCAAAACATTGTAGTGTGAATAATGGATCAATTCTTTGTTCACGAAATCCGCGATTCGCATCCGGGTCCGGCCCTGACCCTCCGGGGCGGCCGGGGCGTCGCGCTGGGGCGGGGCGGGGTTGCTTTCATATCCCAAAAGCCATTCCTTTCGGTCGTCCGAGCGAGATTTGTCAAAGGCCAGACCCATGGCGTCATCGGCGTCCCCATCCCACGTATAACTTACCAATTTCATGTCACGAAAATAACTTTTTGCTTCCTCCGGTGTACTTGTTCCAAGTCCCTTGTAATATTTGGCGGTCCATTGCCCGGGGTCGCGGGTTGCCTTCCACTTGGCATAATCTTGCAACGTATAAAAACTTTCCGTCACCCGGGTCCCACGTCGGGTTGCTTTCACTATGGGTGTTAGTAACGCTGACACAAAATCACCCCGTTCTAATAATCCCTTCCATCCAGTGTGAAACAAATTCAGTAGCAATCCCTTGATGTGGGACCCATCAACGTCTTGGTCCGTCATTATTATTATTTTTCCATAGCGCAATGGCCATGCTTTCCCCCGTTGCAAGTACCGGTCGGAGTACTGCTCTCTTTCCTTCAAACCCAAAATTTTCTTCAGATCACAAATTTCACTGTTTCGGGAAATTTTAGCCGTGTCCGCATCTTTGACATTTAAAAGTTTTCCCCTCAAGGGATACACACCATAGAAATCCCGACCTATTTCGCTAAGTCCCGCAATCGCCATGGTTTTCGCGCTGTCTCCTTCCGTTAATATCAACGCACACCGGTGGGACAGACGCCCGCCTGCTTTATTGGCATCGCATAACTTTGGTATACCTTTGATTTTGTTTGTTTTCTTTCCATCCGTGCGCCGGAGGACGCGCCCTTCCTTGTAACTAACCATCCTCATCACCCGGGCTTCCAGTTCCGTTTCATCCAACAGCCGTCGTATAAATTCCAATGGGATTATGCAACGCGATCCAAATTTTTGGGGGTTTGTTGTCAACAACACCTTCGTTTGGCTCGCGAAACTCGGATTTACAATGGTGCACCGAACAAACACTCGCAATTGGTTTTTCACGTAGATCGGTTTGATTTTGGTCTTGTGCTTCTTACTCAAATTTGAGGCTACATGGTTGCAAATTTGGGCTGCCACGGCATTAATATGGGTCCCACCTTTCTGGGTATTGATTCCATTTACCAATGATAGGTGTTCGAAAATTTCATTGTCGTTGGTGCTCGCGGCAATTTCCCAATTTTTGTTAACTCGATGGTGAACCACGGGATTTTCTTCCGATATCACTTCACAATACCGGGAGAAATCCCGGACCGGGATTGGGAGGTCGTTGAAAAACACCTCCACATCTTCGCACCATGCCGCCGTGTCCCACGCACGCCGCCGAAAAAGATCGACCATGTCCCGGGAAATCCCCGGGAGACCGAAACGGGCCAAATCAGGACGAAAACGAATTAACGTCCCGCTCTGACCTTCCTCCCGTGGTCCCACCAACGGGGGGTCCCGGATCTTCATGTTTTCATGGAAGGATTGCCTATAACTTTTGTCGCGCCAGTGAGTCTCCACCACAAATTCATGGGAAAAAATATTAGCCAACTTGGCACCAAACCCATTTTTACCTCCCGTCACCTTACCCTTGCGATCATAGTTGCTGGATGTCAGCAAGTGCCCGAAAATTAATTCCGGAATGTAAATACCCTCATATTTCGCCATTGTTTTGATAGGTATTCCCTCACCATCGTTTTGGACGGTGATTTCGTTGTCTGTCACCCAGATTGTGATACGTCCCACCCGACGCCCTTGGTCCTCCTGTTGCATCCTTGTGTGTTGATCTATAGCATTCACCAAAATCTCATCATAAACTTTGAACAAAGCCGGAACGTACTCTATTTCTTTTTGCACCGGCCGCTCCGAGCCCGGCGATGCAACCAACGCCGACGTTTTTTCAAGGTCTATAGACCCCACGTAGGAATCCGGCAATTCATATACATGCTCTCTCTGAGTCAATTTTTTGTATTCATCTTCCTCCATTGTTGTGTCCATTTTTTCCTAACCTACATATCTTAAAGTATCATGCGCAACGACCTCCGGAACGGGAACAGTCTGCCCGTCCCGGAAAGGGCCATTGATAGATTCACCCGAGAACCACCCATAATTATAATACCACGTGAGGAGTTTACCGTCGCACATCACGCTGGGTGATATCGTTAGCGTTGCATTTTCTCCCTTCAAAACTTTGACAGCTCCGTTTTCGGAATCACCACGGACTTTTCCGCCGACCCAGATATTATAACCTGGCGGATTTTTAACTGAACCATTTGCGCCATTGTTAAGAGTAATTTTTGTCATTTTAGCAATGCAAATATATATTTGTAACAAACAAATGCCCCGAAAGAAAAAGAAAACGCGACAGAAAGAGAAGGCGTCACATCTTGTCTACCTTGCTTTCGCAGCTGGACAAATTGCCATTCTCTATGAAATTTACCACTCAATCACAAAGATGTCCGCGCCTTCGTGGATAAATATCTTTTTGTCCATTCTTGCAACATCGTTGGGAATTAAATACGGGATTTCCAATAAGTTGGAATCTGTTACCAAGGCCGGCATGGCCGATTTGGTAACAGCGTTGGCTCTTCTTGGAACCAAAGTTTATATTGAAAGTCGCAAACAAAAAGAGGAGGATGACCAAGAAAAATGATAGTTGGAATAAATGCAACACAAAGAGAAAAAAGGAACGCGCGGTGCCATTTACAATGCTAAAAAATTAACTAAAGCCGAGAAGCAAGAGCTAAACAATATTTATCACGAGTTGGAAAAAATACACATTCCCACTTCCTTCACCAACAGACCGCGCGGGTCCCATCACGCGACCAGAACAGGGACACTTTCACAGCGCGAAGCCCGACAAACGTCATTTGGCTACATCGTGCCCCCTGGTCAAAAAGGTCGTCGCCCCAGTTTGAGCACAAAAAAATACCCTCATATTTTCCCCATGTTTAAAAGATTTATGAAGAAACATCGTCCCGATTTCAAATTCACAACAGTTTACGTGAACCGCAACACTGTGTCGAAAAAACACATCGACAGTCGAAACGCCGGTGTTTCCGTGATCGTGGGAGCCGGACCCTATGCCGGGGGCCAAACGGTACTGTACCCCGCGAATAGGTCGAAAAAGGAGTTTAATATTAAAAACGCTAGTTTAATGTTTAATGGCAGTGAAATCGTGCATTACTCATTGCCCTACAAAAATCCCCCTCGTTACTCATTCGTTTTTTTCAATACTCGAGGAAAACTCAAGCGTGGTGCGAGCCCTCGTCGCAAGAGCCGTCGCAAGAGCCCTCGTCGCAAGAGCCGAGGTGGTGCGAGCCCTCGTCGTAAGAGCCGCCGCAAGAGCCGCCGCAAGAGCCGTGGTGGTGCGAGCCCTCGTCGCAAGAGCCGTCGCAAGAGCCGTCGCAAGAGCCGCCGCAAGAGCCGCCGCAAGAGCCGCCGCAAGAGCCGCCGCAAGAGCCGCCGACGGCAATAGGTTTGAATATAACTTAAATAAGGGGTTGTTGTAACCAACAAGAATAAGTTTGATACATAAGTTGACATGTCCGTTGATATAATTACACTGGACAATGAATTGAAGCGTGCCTTAAAAGATAAGAGCCGTTTGCCTAAATTGCGCAACGATCTTGAGCAAATTGGGAAGTTGCTGGGCGAACGGGACACCGGTGCGTGCCAACATTTAAACAAAGTGAGAGAAACAATCGAGAGGCAAATATCTGATTTAGAGAGCGGCCGAACTTTCAAAATGTATTTGCTAGAAACGGTTGAAATCATAGAAAAATACACCAAACTTTTGAAAAGGCCCATTCAAATGTCTTTCATGGGCCCCGTTAAACCTGACAACAGTGAAAAACACCAAATCATCAAAGATTATCTGATGATATATGCAAAGTACGGGAATGCATCGGACGCACAACGGGCTTTCCCAGAGGAAAACAAAAAAAACGCCAACGCGTCAGACCAACCTCTTTGCGCGAATTCGGGTTGCGGTTCCCGTGACTTTGACGTGATAGACCAAACTACCATATGTAACAAATGCTTTGCCGTCCAGTCATCTTTAACAAATCCCACAAGTTCGTATTCTGACATTGACCGCATTAACATCGCGAGCAAATATTTGTATGACCGAAAGATACATTTCAGAGATTGCATTTTGCAATTCCAGGGGCGTCAAAACGTAACAATTGACAAATCCGTGTATGAAGCTCTGGAGAATGAATTTGATAAACATCATTTGCTGATTGGAGATGCCGCGACGCCCAACCACATCCGATTTTGCCAGATCACAAAAGACCACATCTCCATTTTTCTCAAAGAACTAAGGTTATCCAAACACTATGAAAATGTTCAATTGATACATTACAATTTAACCGGCAAACCGCCTCCCGACATTGCCCACCTCGAGGGAAAATTGTTGCAAGATTTTGAAAATCTAACCGCGCTCTACGACCAAATTCACAAAAAAGACACACGAAAAAATTTTATAAACACGCAGTATGTCCTTTTCCAGCTACTGAGGCGACATAAATTTGATTGCGACCCATCGGAATTCTCCATCCTCAAAACAAGCGAACGCCGTGACTGGCACTATTCGATATGCAAAAATTTGTTTTCAATTTTGAACTGGAATTTCACGGTAATTTGACACTTTGTTTTGAAATCGATGGCGGCTGGCGGAAGGCATCCAAACAAACACGTGCCATGACTTTTATAGGACAGGCATTTTTTTACTCCAAATCCAAAGCCGGGACCCCGTGCCTTGCAGGAGACCCTGATTGGCGCCGATACCTGTCCAACTTTCAAGATATTCTCGACGGATTTTCGTGGGACGGACACCGTTTCCTGAATGTGGAGATGGCTTTTCATTACGAAAAATTCAAGCGCACCAACAAGCCAGAAATGAGAAAACTATACATTGGTAAACCTGAACGGCAGACCCGCCTCTACAGCAACGCATTTCCAACTAATGCCGCCGCAAAACGGTTCAGCGGCCGAAAGGCGATGACAGAAAACGGGGTGACTTTAAACGTTCCGATGTGGAATCTCCAGCGAGTTGATGTGTCCTTAACCCTTCTGAAAGCCAGGTGGAAGCAGGATCCAAAATTTAGACGCATCCTTATGGAAAGCAAATCCAACGACATAGAATTGGTCCATTTTGAACGAGGAACCTTGACCAGACCACCCTTTTGGGGGGCGTTCCGCTCCCGAAAGACGGGAGAAATGATTGGACAAAACATGCTTGGCCGCCAAATGATGCAGCTCCGTGACAATGCAACCGCCTAGGGAAGGTGTGAATGGCAATAAACCTTTTGAAAACGATTTCACTTTT